TGTGATAAGAAATTATGTAGAAGTCGTAAATATGGAATAGGAGAAGAAATTGTATTTCCAGCATTAACAGATTTACAAAAAATTAAATTAGAAAAACCATACTACTATCTAAATGTTGATGGTGAACGATTACATTTAGAAAATGTTAAATATTTAAAACAACAAAGTTTATTTCAAGAAGCATGTATGGAACAATTAGATTTTAAACCACCAACAGTTAAACCTAAAGATTGGGACATGATTATAAATCCATTGATGAAGAATCACGAACCTGTGGAAGCACCAGAAGGTGTAACAACAGCAGATCAATTAAGAAATCATTTAGAAGAGTTTTGTTTAAACAGGCATATTGGATCAGATGTTACTGATCTTAAAAAAGGTGGAGTATGGACGAACGATGGCTATCATCACTTTGTTTTCAGTATGTTTTATAGTAAATTTTTAATTAGACAGAGATGGGAAATAAATTATCAACGCACAGCACAGATGTTAAAAGATTATTGCAGTTGTGATGATAAAAAAAGAGTGGGAAAAGAAAGAGCTTCTGTTTTTACAGTAAAACAGTTTGATAAGAAAAAAGAAGATTATGTTCAAAAAGAATTAAAACCGAAGGATGTGTTCTAATGTTAGATATAACTGAGTTAAATTTTGTTGGAGATCAACGACCATACATTATAAATAACCAAGAATATAAATTTAAAAATGCTGCTAAAGAAGCTTTCAAAGAATTTAGAAAAACTATTCCTATAGATATCTGTTTAGATGAAAAAGACACCCTTGTTATTTTTAATATCATGGATAGATATTATAGACTTCCTGCTGGATGGAGAAAATATAGACCCTTCGTTCAAGGAGTTAGATATACCGAAGGTCACAAATGGCCTGATTTAACTTTTTTCTTTAACTTAAATGAATCGTTTCCCGAAGATGAGGACTTAATCACCCCCCGTATTTATAATCCTTCGGTAATGGGTAGTTGTTTATGTTTTGGTTCCCCAAATGTTCACGGAGCAGCGCATAATAGCACTTATGTAGCCAAAATGTTTCGATCAGCGGTTGAGGATCAGATTTTTAATTTTCGAATAAATAGTCAGGCTCAGTCAGGTATTCATGAAATACATCATGCTGATATTACTTTTAAAAATATTGTTCTTAGTTTTATGAATAATGTTATGAAAATTAATGATCGGGATAAATTTGAAAAAGAAATAAGATCTTTGGGTAAATATACGGCTGGGGAAGGACAAATCTTTAATCCAAATATTCCAAGAGCTATTACGATAAGAGATGCTTTTGCAGCATATCATCAGAAATATGCTAAATTAATTGTAACTTTAAAAAAGCCACATAGAGAAGAAACATCGGAAGAAATAAAATTTAACACTTCTTTGAGACATAAAATAAAGGAAACAGAATGAGATATGAAAACGTAAAACCAACGACGTATAAGGGCATGGATTATAGAAGTAAGTTAGAAAATAGATACCTTATTCATTTAAAGGAACATTTAAAGTTTGATATAGACTACGAACCTGAAGTACCTGGATTGTTTGGTTATCAACCTGATTTTGTTATATATCCCCATAAGGAAAGAGATGATTATTTTGAATACAAACCTATTTATGTGGAAATAAAACCAATACGAGAAATTTCTACTTATTATGATGATCCCGATTATGATGAGTTTAGAGAAAAAATAAAAAGATGTTGGAACCCTAAAAATGATTTAGTGCTTTTTGGTTCTAATTTATTAAATAAAAATAACCATGCATGTTTGGCTCTTTGTTATGATGGTAAAATATTTGATCATTTAACTTCATATAGTTTTGATTATTCTTTTGATACACATAGTCCCACTCAAAATATAGGTTTACAATTATTTGGTCATTCGGAGTATCTTCAAAAAGACGGCAATCGTGATGAAATTTATAACCAAGAAGATTTAGACCATATGGATCGTTCGTCTATATATTACAAACAAAAACAAGAAGCTTTAGATAAAATAGAAACATCATGGAACAAAGCTTGGTCTAAATTACAGTGGAAACCACGTAGACAAACAATTAGAAAAATATGGCGTTAATAAAGTTTAATAAAAAATGAAAACAATAGTATTAGGACCACCAGGTACAGGTAAGACAACTACACTATTAAATAAGGTAGATGATTATTTAAAAAAAACTGATCCAGATAAAGTGGGTTACTTTGCTTTTACACAAAAAGCAGCATATCATGCCAGAGACGAAGCAATTAAAAAATTTAATTTAACTGAGGATGATCTTCCATACTTTAGAACTCTACACTCATTAGCATTTAGAAAACTGGGACTTAAAAAAGACCAGGTTATGCAACAAAGACACTATAAAGATCTTGGAAAAAAATTAGGATTTCCAGTGTCTTATGCAGAACACCAAGAAGATCATGGTATATTTACTTCTGATAGTGAGTATTTACAAATTATACAATTAGCACAACTTAGAAATATTACACCTGAACAACAATATAATAGAAGAGAACATACTCAAGATTTAGAATTAGATAAATTACGTATCATTCATAATGAATTAAAAAGATATAAAAAAGATTATAACCTAATAGATTTCAATGACATGATTTTAGATTTTATAAAATCAGATAAATCTCCAAACTTTGACGTTGTATTTATTGATGAGGCACAGGATTTGTCCTTAATGCAATGGGATATGACTAAAACTATTTGGGATAAAACAGAAGATACTTTTATTGCTGGTGATGATGATCAAGCTATTTTTAAATGGGCTGGTGCTGATGTAGATTCTTTTATAGCTTTACAAGATCAAATGATCAATCTTCCATTAATACAATCACACAGAATACCTATGAAAGTTCACCAACTAGCAATGGGAATCATAAATAAAATTAAACATCGAATAGATAAAACATGGAAACCTAAAACTAATGAAGGAAGTTTACACCGACACTTTGATATTGATGCAGTAGATATGTCAAAAGGTGAATGGTTAGTACTAGCCCGAACCAAATACATGTTAAAAGAAGTAGAAGATGTTTTATATCGTAAAGGCTTATATTATGAAACTAAAAATAAACGTAGTTATGAGAAAGATTTGCAAGAAGCAGCTACAGATTGGGAGCATTTAAGACAGGGTCAATTGTTAAGTTATAAACAAATTGAAAAAATCTCTAAATATGTGGAACCAAACTATTGGGAAAAAGAAAAAATAAAAGGTATGGTTAAAGGATCTTTTTATGGAATAGATCAACTTACAAAAGATTATGGATTAAAAACTAAAAAAGTTTGGTATGAAGCATTGAAAGATGCAGGATCACGACGAATAGAATATTTAAGAAAGATGCGGGCTAATGGAGAATCTTTAAATAAAAAACCAAGAATAGAATTATCTACTATTCACGCAGCTAAAGGCGGTGAATCAGAAAATGTAGCATTACTCACTGATCTCACTAAAACAACAATGGAAAATTATGAAAAAAATCCCGATGATGAAAATAGATTATATTATGTAGGTGCAACACGAACGAAAGAAAACTTACACATTATAGAACCAAAACAATATAACAAAGGATTTATTATATGAAACCATATGATAAACAAATCGGAGGATCACACTATCAGAATTTTAAAATTCAACCAAGTAAATTCGTAATCGAAAACGAGTTGCTATATCCTGAAGGATGCGTTATAAAATATATCTTAAGACACAGATTGAAAGGAAAAAAACAAGATTTAGAAAAAGCAAAACATTTTATTGATATGATCATAGAAAGAGATTACTCCGATGTATAATCCGTTACCACCAAGACTTACAATTAAACCTTCTGTAATTAGTGGATTAGGATTATTTGCAACAGCAGGTATTGCTCAAGGAACAAATTTAGGAACCACTCACATAAAAGTTGATGACATAATTTTTAGAACTCCTTTAGGAGGTTTTATTAATTGTGATGAAAATGCTAATTGTGTTAAGGTTGAAATGAAAACTGAAGGTTCTATTACAGATAAATGGAATTTAGTAACACTAAGAAATATTAATAATGGAGAAGAGCTTACATTAAAATATACATTTTACACTGTGAAAAAAGACTTTTTAGAAGAAGCAGAGAAAGAAAAAAAAGAA